CCCTTGTCTAATAAGGCTTAAAGCATGCCGATAGCCGGCCTGATTTAAAACAATAGGCATATTGCCCCCCTTCTATTTTTAAAAACTATAAATGTTAGCTTAGCAGCGTGTGTAAAATCTGCTAAAAAGAATTGGCGGTTGACAGCCTTACTAAAAATCATTAATATAGAAATATGCAGGAGAGTTTTTGGGAACATAACCCTAGCAAAAAAGAGATTGAAAAGCTTTTTGGTGAGTTAAAAAAAGAAGAAATTGAAAAACGCTTAGGTCCTCCCCCTCATTATGCCCACATTGTTGATTTATATTATCTACGTGGGCAAGACGAGAAAGCAAAAGAGTATCTAAAAAAAATGGGTTTAACTTGGGATCGGTATATTGCTAATGCCCACTTTGACGTTTTTTTAGAAGAAAATTGATAAAAGGTTCCCATTTCTTTTTGAATTCTTCTTCAGATACCTCCCAGCGTGTAGCATCATACATCATATCTCTCAATTTCATTTTAGAATCTAACGAATCAATATTTAACTTTTCACTCATATAACTCTCTACATCAGAAGATTTTATTAAAGTGCCTCTTTTTGACAATTTTAAAAGAGGCCTGGCATCTAACTTAAGACGCTTAAAAAGCCAGCGGTTTTTTTTAACCAACCAGTCATATCCATAGCCTTCATTTAAGGTTTTTGTTGCGAATCTAGGAGTATAACCAAAAGCCTGTAAAAGTTCCCCATAAGTTAGCCTTGCCCGCCATTGATGGAAGGTTTCCATAATAAGTGTGTCTTTTTCAGGTAATAAAAACTTGTCTCTTATGCTTTGGCAGCTATGCAATATCTCATGCCATAATGACTCAAGTGAATATTCTTCGTTAAAAGTAAGGGGAGCACCCTTTCTCATTTTCTTTAAAGCATTCTTTAAATCCTTATTGGGGCAAAAATTATTATAATCATAGAAAGTTATATTGCTGATTCTTATTTCATTATCTCGTGTGCAAGCCATAAAATAGCGTTTGCTCCTCACTGTTTTTATTTCCCGGATATTAAGATTAAGTCTCTCATTTAGGAAATCCTTTAATTCAGAAATCGCCTGGGGAATTTTTTGTGGTGGTTTAAAAATTTCAGGATTTATTTTAAAAAGGTCTTTATATTTTTTTCTATATTTCTCTATATCTAACTCAAAAATTACCTTCCCCGGATTATACTCAAATCCCTGATCTGGTTTAACCTTTACTCCCTTTCCCTCGCTTATTTGAAGCCCTCTGCTCTGAACCTGCCTTTTAGAAAGGCTCACCACCCTACAGCGGCAGTTAAATCCATTTGGTGGATACCAGGTTTCCCAAATCGGGTCATCCGCCCTAAATACCTTGCCATCCATTGCCGCATGACTTGGTCTTGTGCGGCTGTCATTGACCGCATCATACATCCAATATGGTCTTATATCTGCCATTTCTTTTTGCTGTTTATACCTACCTGCTTGATATGCTGTTTGCACATTTGTCCTAAAAATTGTCTCCAGCCTCCAGGGCCTTTTAAACTTAGGGTCATACCAGCCCCGTCTTTTCATTATCTCTTCAAAATCCTTCTTAAAATTTGCCAGCGTTGTCCCTTTGGCAATGGCCTTTTGTATTTGTTCATAAATATCAGCCAACACATCAAGCCTCATCACACCAGCCACAGTAAAGGCCTTTGCGTGCATCTCTTGCCAAATCTCATCCCATCTTTCAGAGAGAACAAGTCCTTTTTGCTCAAAAAACTTAATTGCTTCTTCCGGAGGCAAGGGTTCTAATTTAAGCATGTTTTACTTTGCTGAAAACCTTCCAAATAAATCCGCCATAAACATGGCCCTGGCAAGTAATTCCTGCAATTCTGCTGGCGTATAAATCTCACTAAAAGTCGTCATAATCTTCTCTTCCATTTCCTCATAACTTTTGCTTTCAAGCACAATCTTTACAATCGGGTCTAAAAAAGTGCCCATTTGCTGATTGGCTAAGTCAACCGCTCTTTCAACCAACCCCTCAATACTTTGCTGTTCAGCAGTATATTGCTTTAAATTCTTTGTCTTTGCCTTAAGCACTTTAGGCATCTGTAAAGGCACAAGCGTATCTTCTTCATCTTTTGGCGGTGGGATATTAAACTTGCCATAAATCCAGCTTTTACTCATCGGCACACCTACATCTTTAAAAAGAGTGCTGACCGTTTTTGCTTCTCTCTCTTTATCTTCTGGCTTCTTTACCACAAACCCAATATATGGAACGGGTGTATCAAAGCCAAAATTCCATCCCACTAGAGGTAGAAAAAGTTGTTTTCTAATTGTCTTGGCCATCGCTGTCGCATCTGCACTCAAAAGGTCAAGCCTTACTTCATTATGCACTTTAGCGGCAGCATAGCTGCCTCTATCGCCCACCTCAACACTCAAAGTTTGCCCCAAAACTGCCTTTGAAACCTCGGTATTAGATAATTTAACCAATCTATCATACACATCCACTGTGGCCTGTTTGATCGCTTCCACAAATTCAATCTCTGTGTCTTTTGATATGATGCCTGCGGCATCACTGCCAAGCTGCTGGATAGCCTGTTTAAGTGCCTCTTTGGCTGGTTCTGTAGCGGTCGGATCATACTTGCCAAGTCGCAAAGGCATCCCATAAACTTCGCTAAATGCCACCCAATCCTTTATTGAATAATGCTTAAAAAGAAACATCCAGCAGCACACCCGCAAAATTGGTGCCCTGTTAGGATGCCCTGATAAGGGCTTATACTTATGGAACAAGAACTTAAAAGGCGGTATTTCTATACCATTTGGGGCATCTTCGGTAATAAGCCGGGGATATGGTTCGTCCCACGGCCACACAAACCTTTTTTGTTCAACAAACTTAACCTCTTTTGGCACAGCTTGTCCTTCTGAAACATCCCAAATAACCTCCGCACTAGCAAAACCACGGGGCACGGCCGTCTTTAAGGCTTCTATCACTTCATCCAGATCAACTTGCTTCTCAATTACATTTTTGACAAACTCTGCCACCTCAATATCTCTTTTCTCTTCACTAAAAGGTTCAATCTCATAATCAAGAGTAGAAAGGGCATTTTCTCTTTTGGAAATTTCGCTTAAAATATGCCCATCTTTCTCTAACACCTCTTCAAAAAGCTCCGCCTGTCTCAAGATATAGCCCGCATCGGCCTCTCTAAAAATGCGTGCCAGCTTTTCAGGTGTTAGTCCACTACTTGGATAACTGGACCAACGGTCCCTTATTGAAGTTACAGCCAGCTCCCTTTTTTCTGGCCTTAACCCCTGTGTATTGACCGGCCGTCCAAATTGGTCATAAATAATAATATTATTGGCCATTACCAAATACCTCCCCTTTTGTTTCTATATCTGCGCCTTGCCACCGTTTCATACTCTACTGGCCCACTTCCAGCACTAATAAGGGCTGAAACCGCCATCTCCAAAGCATCTGGCAAATCATCGTGGTCTTTTGGGAAGTTCTCTAGTTGTGTCAAAAGTAAAGTCTGCTCTTTTCTGAATAAAACAATACCTGCCTCAATAAGCGGTGAAAGCTTACTAATTCTGAATTTTTTGTTGCTTGTTTGTTTAACTCCTATCACAGGCAAAATGACATTTTGTTTTAAGGCTTCTCGTAAAAGCTGATTCCTGTAAATTTCTTGAAAACTTTGGTCTTCAAACATAATTTTGCCTGGCCGCCAGAGTATGTATTTAGTAATAATCCTATCTATTAACGTTAAATCCGATATTTTCGCTCCCTCCGCATCTAGCACATATAACATGCCACGCTCACTCAATCCCACCACAACAATTGCCGAATAATCCCCTGTCTCTTTACCTGTGGCCGGATCAACCGCCATCACTTTTACCAAATTTCGCAAATTCACATCCTCAAGCTCAAAATAACGAAACCACTCTTTCTTAAATTTCTTCTCCTCTTCAGCTATCGGTTCATTTTCCCATTCTGTAGCATAAATAGATACGCCTAATTCCTCTTTTTTCTTTGCTAAATCTGTCAAACTCCATCGCTGTGGCCATAGAGGTTTACCCGCAGGGGTAATAGCTGAAAACCTAAAACCCACCCAATTTTTCAATTTGCCACCTTTTATTTCTTTTAAAAGACGGCTGGGCAGGTCATCCGGATGCATAATTGTATTAACTACAATAATAAGTGCCCCTTTACCTAAATTCATTATGACCCGCTTAAACCATCTATAAAGCGACTCCCTCAAACTACGACTTTCCACATCTTTGTCTTTCAGTAAGTCATCACAGATTATGTGTGTTGGTCTTCTATATTTGTCTTTGATGCCCCTTATTCCTTCATTTGCTCCAACTGCCGCAATAGCATTGCCGTTTTTGAGTGTGATTTTATTTTTCTTCCAGGTACGCCCTTTTAAATCACCGAAATCCTCTAAAATTCTATCATTATTCTCAAGCTCAAGCTTGATGCTCTCTATAAAATTAGTAGCGCTTTCCCTTGATACTCCAACTACAACAGGGAAAACCCCTGCTCTTGTCAGCACCAACCACAGTGGTAACGCTTGAGACATACGAGTAGTTTTGCCATGATCCCGGGGTTCTAAATCTAAAATACCTTCAAGTTTTTCTGAAACTTTAAGGTAAATATGCCTGTCTTTTTTAATAAATTTTTTAAGAGATTTTACATCTACCTCTGTAATGGCCTGTTTATTAATAATGTCTATGATAATCTTTTGATATTCTGCAAAGGGGATAGGAAAAGCTTCTTTAAGATAATACTGGCAAAAATAGGCAAAATCTTGAGTTGCCCGTTTGATGCGGGCTTCTTTCTCTGGATCGGTCGGGCCGATGAGGTCTTTGATAATCATTTCTGAATCTCAACATTTTGGATAATCTCTAAAAGTCGTGCCTTTAAATCGGGGTACTTCTCTATCTCTTTTGCTACAGCTTGCATAATCTCCTTTTTTGCTGCCTCAAAACCCTTTTGATAATCAAGCCGTAACTTTGCCACTCGCACCTGTGCTTCAGAAAGTTGATTAACTGCTTTGACAAATGCCATAGGATTATCAAAATCAAGTTCTTCAACTGACTTAGCAAACTCAAAAAGCTTATGCGCCAGAAGTGAATTGGTTACCTCAACTACATCTGTATTGGGATTATCTCTAACCGTCTCTAAAAGAACCTTTGCCTCTTCCAGGCTCCTTTTATATATATTAGCCACCTCTTTGGCCGATTTAATGCGTCGCCTGATGCTCTCCCTGCTAATATCATAGCCTTCACTGCGTAAAATCTGCTCAATCTCTGCAATGGTCTTGCCTTCCTCATACAGTGCAAGCACCTGCTCAACCAGTCCATATATATCTACTTTCGAACGTCTTGACATTTAATCCTCTAAAAGCACACCTTCATCCCTGATGGTGCCTTCATAAATATCAATTCCTTTGGCTGTTAACCTATAAAAAACCTGTTTTTCATAACGATGCACAGGATGCAATCTCTTTATTTTTTCTACATACCCTTTATCCACAAGATATGCTAATGCTTGCCTAATATGCTTATCACGATAGTCCTGATAAAATACCCCAATTATATCCAGCTCAAGGACCATTGTGGGGTAGACACTTTTTAAAAAGTCCAGAATTAAACCACGCAATGCCCTAAAACTCTTCATTTTTTTTGTCCTTTAATTCCTCATATCGTCCTTTTAAATAAAAAAACTCTTCTCGTAAATTATCTATCTTCGTAAATAGTGTCTTTACATCTCCTCGCCAGCCAGAAATATCTCGATATAAATCTTCTTTCCTAACATAACTCTGTTCGATAAAATCAGTTTTACCTTTCAGCTCCTTAAATGTATTTTCCAGCCCTTCTATTCGCCTGCCAATTTCTTTATTAAAAAGGACAATTAAAACACATAACAAAATCAGTGCTGGTGCTGTGCCATATTGTAAAAGAAGTTTTAAAACAGTAATCTCCATACGCCTCACACTAGTTTCATCAGTCTTTCAAATTTCTTTATCAGCTCCATGAGCCGCTCAGCAGTTCTGCGACATTCCTCAGGGTCTTCAACCTCGCCACACCTAGTCCTGGCCTCCAAAAGCCAAGCCTTAAGCAGCGTCACAAAAGCCCTTGCTCTTGTAATTTCATTTTCCATTACAACACACCCACAAACCTCACCATAAAAGGCACAACCCGCTCAATGAGATCTTTACCTACGAGCGAGCCAAACCGTTGCCACAAGCCTAATAGTTTGCCCTTCTCACATTCTGTGAGGTCTTCGACTTTCTTGCCCTTAACCGTCACTTCAATTTCGTTGAGGATTTCCATTGCCTCTGCAGGCATCTTGCCAATATCCTCTCCGAGAGCTGCCTTCCAGTAGCAAACTGAAAATTCGCTGTGCTCACACAGCACAGCGGCCAGCTTGTCAGCCTGCTTCATGAACTTGTCATAACTCTTAGAAAATCTCATGCGAGTAGCACATCCTATTAAGGCAAAACATAAAAAAAATATGCCTATTACTATTACTGCTATCTTCATATCTCCCTCCTTATCTTTTCTCTACGAAAAATATATGTTGACCAATTACTTTGGTCATTCGCATCCCTTTTACCCATTCAGGCATAGCAGAATAAATTGCGATGTAATGTGTGGCTCCTGTTGTAATATCTTGGCATCCTTTCATAACTGCTAGTGCACACGTATAACAATCAAACAGTGCTCCTTCTCCTAGTAGTGTTTTATCAAGCCGATTAAAAATTTCTTCTGTAAGTATATTCTGCTCTTCTTTTAAACATTCAATTTTTTTTGCAATGCGTTCTAATAATTCACGATTTGGATCTCCAGGATTGAAACAGCTAAATTGATAAGGTTTAAGAATTTCAATTTTGTAATTTGTGTTGTTTTTTATAACTCTATTTCTAACCACGCAGCCAACAGCTAAACGGCCACAATGATCTAATCCTCTAGCTTCTCCAAAGATAACGAGGGTCAAAAGTTCTAATTCATTTAATTTATCTAACATTTTGAATATAAAAGGATAAAATTAAACTAAAATAGGTGTGTAAAATCTGCTAAAAAGAGTCTTCCCAGTTGAACGGATGCCTTCTCTCAAGATACTCTAATAAAGATGAGCGAGGGACTCTCCAGCGGCCTGCCACTTTTGTGGCATCAATTTCGCCTATCACCACTAAGCGATAGATGGTGAAGTAGTCAACTTGCAAAAAATGAGCAACCTGTTTGAGTGTTAAAAAATGTGGAAGCTGCTCTACTTCTTTTCTAATTGTTTTAATAAAAAAATTAAAAGGCATAACGCTCCTTTTAATGTAATTTGTCACTTCCTATTCCTCCGCCTGCTTTGTTTTGCCCTTTTATTGCGCTTTCTTCTCTTCTCGACCTTTTTGTCTTTCTTTGTAAAAGGCGGAAGCTTTCTGGTTGGTTGTGGTGTTCGTGTCTCCGCCAGTATAGTGGCTAGTGCCGCCCAAAACAGCATCTCTCCTGTTTTACTCATTTGATTGACTTCACTTCGCAAAATTTAGATAGGTTTTGTTTTTTAATCCATTTTAGAATCCTATCCGGGTCAAAACCGTAAATGCGATATAATTTTCCTTTTCTGCTTTCATAACCCAGCAAGTCTCCTTTGGGGAAACTGCGTGGCTTGCAGCCTTTAAGAACTCGTAAAACTACAAGACCATTATATTTTTTTGCTTCTATAGCCTCTTGTTTAAGGTCTTCTATCGTCATTTAACTCCTCTTTGGTTAAGTAAAGAACCAATAACAAACAATTCCTAAAAATATCCATAATATTACAAGTATCTCTAAAAAATCTATCATTTTCTCCTCCTTAAATTTTATACTTTCTTCTTTTGCTTTTACGATTCCTAGCCTTCACATAACACTCCTCATTACAACAATGGTAGGGACCGTAACAAGTTAGGATAGACCGTTGAAGGTGTTTGATATAGGCTTCTCCTTCACTAGTCCACGAAACAATACCTTCTTTCCCACAACCATCACATTTGCCAAATTTTATTCCTTTTAATCTTTTCGCCATTCTTCCTCTCTCTTTATATTCAATGCTTGCTCACTGTGGTTTTTGAATTGTTTTCAGCTATAAGCATTTTTTCTCCTATTCATATAGTTCATAACTAAAACTTTCCTTTAATTTTCTTTCAGTGCCCACTAAAAATAGCTTTTCATCCGTCCATTTTTCCAGGACATCCCATCTGACAGACTTACTTACTTTAATAGCCTCAGTCATACCCAGCTCCTCAAGTTTATCTAAGACCCCCCTTGCCCGCTTAATCTTCCATTCCGCATGATACAAAAGCGCCCCATGCTGAAGCTCCACTCTTTGTGTTTCAGCAAAGAGCTCCTCCCTCTCGTACTTGCAAAGGGTTTTAATCTTTTTGTCCAGTGTTTGAATAATTGACTCTAAATCTTTTATTTCTGCCACATATTTCCCCCTAATCTTAGCTATTTCCGCTTCAGCCTCATCCTGAATTGCCTTTAATCTGCATTTATATTCAGCCATTTGCATCAATAATTGATCTGCCTCTTTATGTGCCTCTGATAAATACAATTTCCTAGCTACCCTCATATCGCCTCCCTTGTTAAATTAAGTTGAATTTGCCCTATCAGTTGAGGCAAGGTTAGACGCCGCAACTTTGCTTCCATTGCCAAAGCCCTCAAGGCCCTTTGCCTGAGCTTTTTACAATATACCTCTAAATCCGAGCCCACCGAGGCTAAATAATATCCCCCTCCTGTTTGCTCGGTTGAAGAACAAATAGGTACCCCTTCTTTTCTTAGTTCCGTAATGATTTGTCTTATTTCTCTAGTGCCTGTAATTTTATCTTTTGGTTCTTTCTCAAAAACAAGTCTATAAAGCTCGGCCATACTTATAGCCCTTGCTTTACCAATATGCCTTGAAAGCACAGCCAAAAGTCGTGCTTTATACCTCTCTTGTTCTTTTTTTCTCATTTTCTCCTCCTTCTAACAACAATTGCTCTACTAGCGTGCATACCTTAATAAGCCCAGGAGCCTCCTGCCCAAACTCGTCAAGCCCCTGGCTTGATTTTAAGAATTTGTTTAATTTATGCACCTCTTCATAAGTAAGACCTGTCCTCAAAATACCTATATATGACCTAATCTTTGCCTCTATTACTTTTGCTTGTTGTTTACCCATTGCCTTCCCGCCTGCCTGTCGGGCAGGTAATCCCTAGCGACTTCTTTATTTCCCACACTATCTGTGTCTCTAGCGACCTTAATTCTTCAGCCGCCTTTTGTTCTAATTTCTCAAAAGTTTCAGGAGATACGCTAAAATCAACCCAAATCCGATATTTACTTACAGCAGGTCCTTGTTTTCGCTGTGTAGGTGGGAGTGAGTTCTTCTTTTTTAACCTTTCATAACACGCAGCGCAAAGCCCTCTAGCCTTATGGGTCTTTCTCCGTCCACATTCTGCACAAATTATTATTTTTTTACTTTCTGCCATTCTCTTCTCCTTTCTCTTATCTACTTCTTGTTCTTGACAAAGCACCTTCCACTCTGTGCAATTTTCACATACCCCAGGCATAGGAAATATATTAGGGTTTGTCCATCGCCCAATTTCTTTCAGCCTGGGCCTTTTTCTGTTTGCCTCACATTGTTTGGGAGTAATGCGACCTAAACCATGTGGACATACAAAAGTGTTATCTTTTAGCCACTTCTCTATGTCTGGCATCTTCCTTCTCGTCCCAACCGTTTTGCTACCAATTCCTTTGCTCGTTCTACCGTGTTTAAATACTCATCAATAGACCTGGCCAGTATCTCAAATCGCCTCTCACATTCCTTTAAATCTAAATTTTTCCTATTTCTCGCCACAAATGACACAAGCTCCCAAATATTATCCTCTACTGCCTCTTTATATCCCTCTAAAATCTCTCTTACCTTATCCATCTTAATCTCCTTTTTTCTTTTGTATTATCCCCGCCTGCCTGTCGGGCAGGGGCAGACATGGCCTGCCAACATACACAGTAACAAGCACTTGCCTTTCTTCATCCAGCTTAAACAATAAATTCTGCCTGTAATTCCAGTAAATCCCAAGCACACTCTGTCCGTTGCCACTATTGCGATACGGCTGCACACAAATGGCCTCTCTTAAGAAAGATATTACCTGTTTATACCTCGGCCATTCTCCTAATCGGTCATGCCATTTTTCTTTGAAATGTTTAGAAAGCCGCATAAATCACCTTACCTCCCTTTTTTTGCTGTCTCCGCATAAATCCCCAAATGTGCCTTAACTCTTTAAAAGTTAAGAAACGCAGATCATCCTTATTAAAAACCTTCCTGCAATACCCTCTAATCCTGGCCTTCCAATTCTCTCCTAAATACCTCTCTGCCTCTGCCTCTATTTTTGTCACCATCGCCAAACGGCTATCATTCATCGCTTCCTGTAAAGTGCCCCGCTTTTTAAACACAAATCCCGCTAGCTCAAAAATCTTAATAACTCGCTGTAGCTGTTCTCTATTCATATATCCGCAGCTAGAAACTCCTGTGCAGTTTAAAAGAAACCTTCTATAATCCATCTCGCTCATTTGCCTTGTTTCTGCCCCACAACTAGGACAAACCCCTTCAAAGCAAAGCCGTCTACAATTACTGTTTGTGCAGATTCTTGCCTGATTTGCGGCAATATGAATCTTGGCTAACATCTTTTGCCTATACATGGCCTCTCCTTTAAATTTCTGTCTTTAAGCCGATAAACCGCCTCATAGCCAAACTGCGTCTTTTTTCTACCAATCTTCTCCACATAGCCTGCTCGGCAATAAAGCCTCACATATGCCTTCACCGTTTCTCTATTTGTTTCCACAAGCTGTGCAATCTCATTTACTGTCCACTGCGGACAATACCGCCACGCCCGCCAGATTTTATCTATTACCTTATTTTCAGGCCTATCCCGATACCGATACATCCCATTTTCAACCACTAACTCCCCACGCTGCAAAAAATCCCGCACCGTGTCCTTTGCGCTCTGCCTATCCACTCCCGCCGCCTCGCCAAGCTCCTTAAATCTCCCACCTGGCCAGACCCTGACTATCTTCAAAAGCTTTCTGATTTTTTTAGCCGCTCCCTTCATATTCCCTTCACCACATCCATTGTTACTGCTGAAAGCCTGTTAGTATTCATAATCCGCACTACTGAGAACGCATCCCTAACCACAAGCCGAAAATCGCCCTGTGATCTCTGCCATAAAACCTGAAGCACATCACTATTAACCGTAATACCAATTGCCGCCTGATAATAGGCAGCTATATCCGTGAGCAACACTGGCTCAAACACTACCATTTGCCTCACTCTGCTTTTTAGCCTTCTCTCACTATCAAGTGCCTTTCTTAAAGGCTCTTCGCCAACCAAAACTATTGGGCAAGCACATCTTTCGTTTAACCCCCGTAGCATCTCAAAATACCTTTTAGGCATTTTATCTGCTTCATCTATAATAATGAGCCGCCTTTGCTGAAGAGTGGCCTCGTCAATCACATCTAGACATGCCCTGAAAGTGCGTGGCCTGATGCCGCCAATCTCAAAAGCAATCTCCCGTGCTACATCCACTAGGCTAAAACCGTCTATAAAAAGCACATACACCGCCTCTGAATGCTGCACCGCATAATGTCTGGCAGCCTTTGTCTTCCCACGGCCTGCCCGTCCCATTACTACACCAATAGAAGAGGTGAGGTCTCCTTGTGGTGCTACCAACTCATCACATAAGTCATCAAACCGCTTGACATTAGCTGTTTTTACAAAAACATCGTTCTTCACCCGCAACTTCGCCTCCTGTAGGACATAGCCAGCTTCCCGCAGCTTTTCTAAAATTTCCGCTTCTACTTGACCGTCGCCACCATATTTATTATTTTTTATTTGACTGATAGTGCTTCTGGCATAGCCAGTGATCTGTGCAACATCACTAGCACTTAAATTGAGCTTCTTCATAACTTCTTTTAAACCTAGCATCTCCCAACCTCCTTTCTCTCTCTATGCTTTTCTTGCCCATAAACCCGTCTGTGTATATTCCAATACTGTCTTTCATCCTCATCCATCTTTGCCTCATATTGAGCCATAAAAGCCCTGTCTTTTGCTGTCAGCCTTTTCCCGGCAAGCTCCATATCTAGACACCAGCGATAGTATTCCCACTCGTCCTTAAATACCGGCCTTTTGCTCACCATTGGCACAACCTTTTTATCTTCCAGACTTTCTTTAACCATCCGCTCTGCGTCCCGTTTGATTTGCTCGAAATCAATCTGCGAAATCTGTTTGGCCTGCCTGGCTGCCGCTTTAGCCTGCCTTGTGCGTTTGCTGTACTCAACAATCCCAGACACTGGCCGGGTGAGGCGTCTATAATGCTCCGTAACTGCCTGTATCATCTGCCGCTTCCAAGCCATAAGTTCACTGGTTTTCTTTCTGTTTCTCATAGAAGACACAGGCACAGGCTCAAGTCTCCTGACACTCTCATCTGGAAGCACCGCTATGACCTTTGCCGGATCAAACGGGTCATATCTAATCTCAACTTCCGTTTTATCCGGTAAATGCCATAAGCCCGCCTCAAGATTGTTATTTGATAAAGCTTCTCCCTGATACCAAGTATGGTTTAAAAGAATACGCCCACGCTGAACCTTACGAGAAGTCCGTGCCAAAAGCACAAAATCAACCTCTGCCTCAGACAAATATCTGGGCACAAAACCTTCTTTTTTTACTGCCCGCCAAAGTTCCTCTATTGGCGACCTACGTAAGGCCGCATGTCTGCGTTGGTTATAGATTTCAACCGCCTTAAAGACATTAATCAAAAACTCTTCAAAGGTAAGGAGCTGGTTGGTTTCAATAAGATGCTTTAGGCGTTTATCCGCAAGGGCCTTCTCCTCTGCAACACCCTTTAACCCCCGCACAAGTCCCGGTGTCCCTAAATCTCTTAAAATACCTTCAAAAGACCTAAAAAAACGCTCAATAGGTTTCGCCTTCGCATTATAAGCACGGGCACGACGGTGCCACATCTGAGGACTGGAAACGCTCTCTATAGGTTCACCGTCAGGCCCTTCAATGACATAACCCTCATCTGTCTTATATAACTCAGCAATATCCTTAACTTGGCTGCCCCAAGCAGTAATATCATTAATTATAGTATTCACATATTCGCTAATTTCAGGCTTGCCGTTGTCAGTATAACAACTCTGAAACATACCCCACCGCATCATGCCCATTCGTATTGCATGACCCATTAGATAGCGGTCATAATGCCGGGCAATAGAAAGCCCATATATTAGCCTCGTCCGTAAATCCAGCCACAAATAACACTCAGGCCTAAAAATATTCCCTGTCTCCGCATCCCGCACCCAAAAATCAAACCGGTGCTGGTCCCCCACATTCACTTCAAATGGAGCGAGATCCTTGTATTCCCGCATAATGTAAAAGACATTATCTAAAGCTCTTCTCCCAGCACAGGCATACTTTGCTAAAAGTGGATTTAGGCTTCGCAGGTAGGCAAAAGCTGAACTCTCACTCCCAATTCGCCAGCCCTTTTTCTCTGCCTCTGCTATAACTGCTTGATACGCCCTACGCTTTGAAACCTGTCCGCACTCACGGACGGCCTTAAGATAAACGCCCTGCATAAACTCAATGGCCTCTTTATCCCATGCCACTAGACCCTTTTTCTCTCTAGGGTTAACCAACCCTGCGAGCCCCTTCTCACGATATATCTTTAAATCCCGATAAAGTGTCTTATGTGAAATTCCAAATTCAGAAGCTACCTGTCTGATCCACTCAGATTTCTTTGTCCCAGGTGGGCAGCTAAGCGCCTTTTGAATAGCCTTTATTTTTGTTGCTAATCTTTTTTTAAGATTTTCTTTTATAAACATCTCTAACCCCACACTCTCTTTAGGCGACATAAGCCTTTTAATCTCCCATTGTGCCTGAGAAGATAATCTGTTTCTGATGTATTCAGGAAGTGTTCGGGCTTTCTCTGGGTTTTGATTTACCCAGACAACCTGGGCCTCAGGTGGAAGGGAGGAAAGGGCGATTTGATAAGCTGTGCCGCCAAACTTCTTGACTTTGCGGGTTTTATATTTGGATTGTTTACAGGCTCTTTGAACACCTCTTGGAGTTATAGCCAAAAGATTAGCTACATCTACTACATAGAGCCAAACATCTTTTTCAACCACTTCAAAGTTCGCACTTTCGGTTCCTACTTTGATATTTTGGTTCGCACTAAAGTTCGCACCTTCATTTTTGAAGTGCGAACCAATCTCCCGTTCCATCATCTCTGCCTCCGTCCCCATATTTCCCAAGCCCTCTTTAAAGAGCACATATAAAAAGCCTTTTTGCCTTGATATTCTATTAATGCTAAGACATCACAACCCAATCTAGCTCTTGGAAATATCTCTTTAGGATTAAAAAGACCCCCAAAAACACCATTTTGAGCAACTTCTTTATTAAGATGATAAACAGGCAACTTGCGTAAACTATGTAATTTCTTATACCTACCAACAAGCCCCATAAAATCAGCTTTCCCAAACCCTGTGCGTATATCCATTTACTTCTTCTTCTTTAAATATTCTTTAGGACAGCCATGTTCTAAAAGCCAATTGACTACTCTTGAGGAAGTGCTTTGCCCCTGCACCACCAAAACCACCGCTACATGGCTTATACCAAGCTCTCTAGCTATCTGTGCTTTTGTAATCCCTTGCTTTTTGAGCCATTTATTTATTTTTTTAGTCTTCATATCCTTATCTCCTCTAATAACTGTCGTGTTTTTCGTGATAACTTACGCCTTTTAATCTCTACCTTTGCCCACTCAAGCAACTTAAGATCCTTCCCAGTTATAACCGTAGCCCCAAGTGGAGCCACCAACGCCTGAAGTGGTAAAATACTCCCTGTAACCCTGCAAAAAATCGGCAATACCTTCCACGGAATAATGTGAGTCGCCTCCTGAGCCACCCACTTGTCAAGTAAAGAAAGTGAAACTTTGACATGAATATTCTCAATCTTGGCCAATCTATTCATCTCATCTACAATTTGTTCCCTAGACAAACCGCACCCTTTTATCGCTTGCCTCATAGCGGCCTTCACTTTAGAAACAGGATTTAAAGAAGGACTGCTAAAAAGTGGTGTTTCTAACAACTTGTCCGAAAAAAACTGTTGACTTTCCATCACCCTCTCGGTTACAGTAGTAGTAAATTACTTGGTATTATACTCACATATGCGAGTATTGTCAAGAGGGAAATTTCTCAAATGAGAAAAAATTTTACAGAAAGATTATGGCTGATTATTAAAAAAAGATTTGATGGGAAATGGACTCAACTTGCCAAAAAAGCAAAAATATCTCCAGGATCTTTTAAGCGTTACTTAGATGGTAGTGCAAAACCAGGTTTTGCACAGATTGTTCGCATATGCGATGCTTCAAACGCAAACCCTACTTGGCTTCTCACCGGCCAGGGAGAAATGTTTATGAAACCTACTAAACTAGAATTTAAACACATGCCCACAGAAGAAATCTTAAAACAATTTCCCCAAGCTATACCTGCACATCCGGTCCCGGTAATAAATATTCAAGTCCCTGCTGGTTTCCCAGAAATACCTTTAGATAAAGAACAAATCATAGATTACCTCTACTTGCCTGATATTCCCAAAGGCTCCCTAGCAATAAAAGTAAGGGGCGCTAGTATGGAGCCTACTATAGAGGACGGTGATTACGTGGTTTTTCTCCCAATTAACAAATTAACAGAGCCAATAAAAAATGGCGATATTATTATTGTTAGAAATGAATGGAATGAACTCATATTAAAACGCTATAGAGAAAAAGAAGGTAAAGCATACCTTACCAGCGATAACCCTAAATACCCAACAATTGAGCCAAACGAAAACTATAAGATAATAGGAAAAATCATCAGAAGAGTAAAAGAAGAAAGATTTTAAAGAAATTTAAAGAAATTTAAAGTTCTTAAGGGGTTAGCTTGTAGCCAAATAAGTTCGCACCTAAGTTCGCACCTTCATTTTAAAGTTCGCACCTAAGTTCGCACCTTCATTTTTGAGGTGCGAACCAATTTCCCATTCTATCATCCCTACCTCTGTGCTTCCCCTAGCTAAAAACTCAAGCGTAGCAAGCGTTTTAGACTAGGTTTTAAAAAGCATGGTTTGAATAGGGGTTAGGTAAAATAATTGCGAAACTGGTTTAAAACTGGATTTAAAAAACTATGTTTTAAACGACGGTTAGACTAAAACAACAAAATGGTGTTATAAACGTTTATAACACTTTTCTCAATTTGTAAAATTGTCTAACGTTATGTTGCAACAACCCTCAAAACAGACAAATTTTCGTGTAAATTGCAACATAACATGAGACAAAACATTTCCGCACCACATCTACAAAAACGCCACTTTTCTCACTTCCCCCATTTTCTAATAATTAGTTACATTTTACATTTATTCTGCTCTTTTTATCA